TGGGCAATAGAAGATACCAGCGTCATAAGGAGAAGAACCCTTATAACCGATTGTCACCAATTCTTGGTTAGATGTGTAACCACCGAAGTATGGGTCGATGTAGACCTTGATACGACCGTGCAACATACCAGCAAATGTATTGCCAGTGTCATCAACTTGTAGGTCAGCAGATAGGTTTGGTGTGTATTGTAACACGCCAGCCATTGCCATTGCAGAAGCAACGTCAGATGATACGATCATCACGTTACCTTTACCACGACGAGTTTGCTTAGCAATTACGTTTGCATCACGTTCGATTTGGAAAATCAAACCTTTGAAACGTTCAACAGACCAACGACCGTTAGAGTCGGTGTCCAAGTCAAAAGAACCAGCAGTTGTAGTACCATACTGAGCACCTGCAACAGCGCATGTATAGATTGTACGGATAACTTCACGGTTGATTTCAGCAAGAATCTCAGTAGAAAGAATGTTTGACAATTCTGTTTCAGCATCCAAACCATGGATTGCCTTCAAGTCTTGTGCAAGTTCTAGTGAGTATTCAGCTTTCAACGCACGGCTTTGAGCAGTAACAGTAACTTTCTCAATTGAGAATGCCATTTGTTGGAATGTGCTGTCTGTGTCAGCACCCAATGCTTCTGCTGTAGCAGTAGACATACCAATACCACTTGTAACAGCGTTAGCAGTTGCAAAGTTTGTGAATGGATTTGCATCGGTATCTTTAGAGGTATTACCACGGAAACCGTATAGGTTGTTTTCAGAACCAACACCAGAGAACTTGGTGTTTGCTTCGCCATAGAATGCTTCGTTAGCGTTAGCAGTTGCACCAGATTGTGCATTGTAACGAGCACGCATTGCAAAGATCAAGCCTGTTGGGCCTGTCATTGGCTGAACGCCTGCAATGTCATAAGCAATCATGTTAGGCAATGCACGGCGAACCAAACTAATCAAGATTGGATCGTAGTTAGAAATGCCAGAACCTGTAACGTTTGTTGGAGCAGCAGAAACTGCTGTTTCGTTCAACTGCTGGCTAGCAGTCATCATTTCACGTTGTTGGTTTTCCAAAACAAGTGCTGTAACAGCTTTCTTGTATGGGTCTTTGATGGACTCTAGGCCTTCGTGCTCAAGCACTGGTGCCCATTTTTTTTGTAGTTCTTCTGTTAGATACATTTAGTATTCTCCTTGTAAGTATCTTTTAATGGTAAAGTTTATTTATTTTACCAACGATTTTGAGATTGTTTGTGCATATTGTGCAATTGCAGGATCAACAGATACCGATGATGGTTTCTTGTCTTCCTCAATTTCCACCGCTTCGTGCAATGCAGAGCTTTCAATCGCTTTCACTGGAGTTTGGAAGTATGAATCTACCAAAGTTTCCAATTTACGACCAAATTCTTCTTCTGTGGTAAAGTCAACACTCTCTGCGAGTGATTTCAATTTTTCCACTTGAGTCTGCGTTAGGCCCTCACATACTGCATGTATAGCCTCTGTTTTTTTGTATTCGTTAATTTGTTTCTTCATTTCAACGGCAGTTCTAATTTGCTCGTTTAGTGAGTCTTCCAATTCTTCAACTTTGTCGGTCAATTCTTCGACAACATTTACTTTTTCTTCTGGAATATCAATGTAGTGATCTTCGAACAAGGTCTTCATACCACGGATGAAATCTTCAACGATTTCTGCACGAAGGCCTTTTTCGATTGCCAATTGATTTTCTTTGAACCATTCTTCAGCCATGTAGTTGATGTAGTCATCTAATTTCTTAGACAAATCTTCTTTGATTTCTTCAACTGAAGCTTCGAATTCTTCGTACATTGCTTCTTCAACATCTTCCATAATGGCTTGTGAACGAGCAATAACGGCTGCTTCGAAAATTGTGGTTGCTTTTGTTTTGAATTCTTCGGTCAATTCTTCACCTGAAAGCAATGCACCAACATCTTGGTCCATTTGTTCTTTCATTTTTTGTTTCTTCATCATAGACTTAATCATTGCTTTGTCTTCGGCTGCATCTTCATGGCCTTCTTTTTCTTCAGCAACTACTTCTTCTTCTGTTTCCACTTCTTCTGGAACATAAGGTGCGGTTGCGCCAGGATTGGAATGCATTGTTTGTGTTGCCAACTTAGCCTTGATTCTGTCACGAATGGCAGAATAGTCTGTTGCAGCTGCTTGAACAGCTTTGTGTTCAGAACCTTGTGAGTCAGCTGGACCTGTCAACTTGCCGCCTGGTTGTGAACCAATTGGTGGTGTTGCGCCAGGAGGTGTTGCTGTTGGAACACCTTTGGTGTAATCACCAGTTTCGTCATCTTGTTTCTTGATTTCACCAGCAACTTCACCAGCATCTTTCATGCCATAGGCAACAGATGTAGGTAGTTTAGATGGACCGTCTTTGTGACCACTACGCACAGAGGCTTCAAGATTTTCTTTTGCACCTTCTGTTAGAATAGCTTTAGCGGCGTCTGTCAGATTAAATTTTCCCATTTTGAGAATCTCCTTGATTTTATATTGGATATTTATAATTAAAGTTTTTTGATGAAGTTTTCGAATATTTTTAAACTTACTTGTTCAATTTCTTTACGAGAAGCTTGTTTGATTTCTCTCTTAGCTTGTTCGTATTGAACTTCAGTCCATATTCCACCCACCATCATCCACTCTTTACCTTCCATAATACCTTGCACAAAAGCACCAGGCGCAGAAGGGTCTGCTACAATATCTGCCGCTGTGGCCAGATGAAAGTCATCTTGAACTATGTTAACACCATTGACAGCTTTAAGAGAACCCATACCACGGGAAGAAACACCTAGTTGTCCTCCACCCTCGATAAGATTTCTCGCAATGTTGCCCATTGGCGTTTCAAGAATTTTAGCTTTGCCTATCCAATCAGTTCCTTCTTGGCGCAGACCCACAATAATGTGAGACACACGGTCAAGATTGATAGATGGGGTGTCTGGATGACCCAGTTCACCAAAGGCACGATTTTTTTCTACAGATTCGGTCACATAACGGCCAACTTCTTTACGCATGGTTTCTTCTTTATACATGCGACCGTTTTTGTTAACTCTTTCAGAAACTAGAAATGGACCTTCAATGAAAAGAGTTCTCTTTCCATCTTTTTCTTCCACCAAATAGTTTACTGATTCGGTAATTTCTTTAATAAGTTTCATTTTGGTCCTTATGGTTTCATGCCGTAACTACCATAATTAAAGGCAGCAGGATCGGTAAACTGTCCACGCTCATAGTGTGCGTTGTCTTTACGCAATTCCATAATGATTGTATAACCTGAGTTTGCTACTTGACCTCTTGTGCAAATTGCAATATCTCCGTTGTTCCATGTTGTGGCTGTATTAGATACAGTTGGATTTTTAATAGTAATCCAGTTACCGGCACCATCATATTCACCACTACCTTGCATGAATATAATTGGTACACCAGAATTAGCTAAATCACTTCTACTGTTTGCCCAATATAATTGTACATCACTGCTGCCACTATCTGAATCATACCATATACGGTGTATTGTCAAACCATAATAGTACAATGGTCCTGTGTTTGCAGTTGATGACAATAGATTTGCTCTTGAGTAATCTAAAGCACCATATAAAGTGTTTGCTTGGATTCTGGCCACATTGTTTTCTTGACCTGTACCATCAAATTCACCAGTAAGTTTGATGACTGCATGTTGCGTATCATCTTTTAATACTTGATATGAAAATTTGTTTGCCATTTGTAATCCCTGTTATTGTTTGAATAATATTTATACCAATATGACAAAATTAAGCTGATGCTTGAATCGCTTCATCTTCAACAGCTGCTTCTGGTGGATTCATTATGTTTTGTGCAACCACTTGTTTGTGTGCTTCGATATGTGCCATCACTCTGTCTTGTAATGCAGAATACAAAGCATCACGCATTTCTTTTGCGCTGTCGTTTTCTGCATAGTCTAATATTTCTCTTGCTGTTGCCATGTTTATCTCCTAATTATAATATACGCTTTAATCTAGTGAAGGTGGTATCTTCTAAACTCAAATCACCTTTAACTGGCTTTGAACCACTAGAACTTTTTGCTTTTGAATCTCCTGATGATGAACCACCAGAACTTCCACCAGCTTGACCTTGGTCAGGCATTAATTGTGCCTGTTGTACCATCTGGTCAGTTTGAACTTGGCCAAGCATTTGTTGTTGTGCAACATCATTAGTTACTGCAACAGGTAAACCAAGACCCATATCTTTTTCTTTGTCAATTTGTTTTTGCATTCCATCAATCTCATCATCTGTTAGGCGCAATACATTTTGTTGAATCCACTTCTGAGAGAAATAACGGCCTGTGTATGGATCAACCGCAGCCAACAAAGACAATCTTTGATTAATTAATTCTGCCTCTTTTAATTCGGCAAAATTATTATCTCTAATAAAATTATAGTGAATGTTTTCTTTGAACAAGTTCCATTCTTCATTGGTACAAATACCTTTTAGTACACACTGTACACGAAGAGCTTGGTCAAAAACATCCGAAAATTTGTTGCGTAGCCTATCAACAAACTTAGAAAACTTTAATTCATCTCTGGTAATCTCTGATGTACGACCAAGAGAGAAACTTTGATTCGGTTCCAATCTAGAAACTGGCACACACAATGCACCATACAATTTCTTTTGGAAGTACTTAACATCTTCCAACTCACCTAGGTTTTGACCACCAGGTAATGTGGTGATCTCTGTACCTTTACCACCTTCACGGCGAGGTAACCAGAAATCTTCCATCATTGACATAAACTTACGGTCATCACGGACTTCACCTGTGTTTGCATCATAGACAAGTTTGTTTTTATACTTGACCATAATGTCACGGAGGTATTGTTCTGCCTTTAACTTAGGAAGATTGCCAACGTCAATATAAAAGATACGGCGCTCAGGAGCCCGTGAAATACGATAGATAACAGTTGCATCTTCAATCATCCTTAGTTGATTCAAAGGTTTAATTGCCTTGTGTAGGTAGGACAATACAACTGCTCTGCGTGAATCCATAAGGCCAGAAACCACCGAGATGATTGAATCTGTTGTGATGCGTGTACCGACTGGTCCAAAGTTTGAGGCTGATCCTGAGACTACCTTGTCGTTGTAGATGTAGTACTCATTCACAGGTTTCATAATCTCCACACCTGTGCGTTCATCCTTTTGTTTCTTGATCTCACGGACTTTACGCAATCTACGTGGATCAATATATCTTAACTCTTTGATACCTTCTTGTGGATTCTCACGGTCAATAATTACGTGATAATACATTCTACCGTCAACATAGTAACGGCGGAAAATATCTTGAGCCATGTTTTGGTAATTGAACAAACGAAGAATGGTATTGAATTCTTCTCTGATGGCTTTTTTGATTTTATCTGGTTGTTTTAAATCGTCCAGAATAATTTCAGTAATTTTACCATCATCATCTTGTACAATAGCTTCATTAACTATATCATCTATCGCAGATTCAATTTCTGGTTGCATTGCCATTTCACGGTAACGAGAAATAAGTTCTACCTCATTCTTTGCAGTACCGTCTAGGTCAACATATGTGCCGTAATAAGCGGCAGATGTAATAGTTAATGCGCCATCATCCGTAGCCGGAGGCGCAAAAGATTGTTGAACGACTTTTTCTTCCTCATCTTGTTGACGAGAAATTGTAAAACCGAACAGTGAAAATTTATTTGTATTTGCCATATTTTGTGTGTAATTATAAAATCAAAAAAACATGGAGGGCACAAGGCCCTCCTCATATATCAAGATGTTGTATTTGTTTCCCAGAATTGGTAAGCAAATGTACAAGTATATTCCTCAATTGCATCATTTGAACCCCAATCTAAATCAATTGGTGCCAAGTCGAGTGGGAACATACCAACAAAGTTGTATTTCTTTAGTTCGTTTCCAGTTTTGCCGTATTGTGTAACACTTGCATCTACAGAGTAAC